TAATGAGATTCTTCATTTAAAGTTTCTGTAAAAGGAGTAGAACCTGATGTATAATTTATTACAGAAGGAAAAGTATAGGTATTTGCAGGATAGTTTATTGTAGAACCACTCATTAGAGTAGAATAATCCCACGCTAAAGAAAGGTCAAGATCTAAAACTCCTTTTCTTATTTGAATATTATATTGTTGTGGATTTTCTTGATTACTTGCTAATGTAGGATGTTCCCAGTTTATTGTCAATGTGCCATCTGGATTTAAACCAGTTGTGCTTAATTCTGTAACAGCAACAGGAACACATTCAAGATTATTACCTCCACCACCTGTGCTTCCACATGGATAGTAAGGAACACCTGAAGGATCATCAAAAAGTAGATCATCTCTCAAAGGGATATAATCTTTCTTTGTAAAGTATACTAATTCATATTGAGGATCATAGACGGCCTGTACTCCAATACCTGCAACAGGGTTGTCATAAAGTGGATAATCAGGATATGCACGTAAAAGTTTAGAAGGCAAGTTATCTGCAAACCAAAACTTCATACCATTTCTTGAGATTTCATTTAAACCTCCAGAGTATTGCATAATCTTACCAGACTTCTGAGAAGCATAAAACAAACCATAAGGAGTGTTTACTGCAGACCTAGAAGAAATACATGAAGCATACTCAATAGTGTCATCTGCGTTTGCAAGACTTTGCATGTTTTGTTGAAACAATCCTCCATCACCAATAGTAATTTTTACACCACCTTTTGTTTGCAATTGATCAACTCCAATAAATTGTGTAGGTTCTGCATTTTCAAATAAAATAACAGCTCCTGATCCATTTAAAGACTTTATTGTGCTGACTCTTCCAAGATCTTTAAAGTTAAGAGGTAGGAAGTTTCTCCAGTTGTCTCGTTTAAGACCTGACTGTTGTGGCAGAGAATACACTGCGCGCTCAGGGTAGTACTCAAAACATGTTGAGTAGAGTAATGGGTTATAGTCCCGTGGTAGTAATTGTCCCCAGGTTGCAAAGTTGTTGAATAATTTTGATGTACTGAGTGATAAGTCATACTTGTTATAAATTGGTTTTGTTATTAAATCTGATCTAAACATGGTCTGCTCATCATTAAATGAATTACCATATACATCATAGAATTTTTGAAAGTCTTCCTCACCATAATCTCTAAAAGCCATGTTAAGTTCAGACTCTGTGTAAAAGTCTCTAATGCCATTGTGAAACAAGTAAGCAAAACAGTTTCTCAATGTCCATGTGCCTGTTCCACCAGCTCTATCCATTCTGTGAAAATCACTTGGCGTTGTAAAATCAAGTTGTGGCACAATCCCTAAAAATCCACCCAATGATATATCTACATCAAAATCTGTAACATCAAATTTATCAAAGTTTATCCAATATCTTGGAACTGGTCCATTAATATAATTTCTATAATCATACTCAGTTCCTGTTGGCAAATCATACATCCATGTGTTAAAAAACATAAATGGATTTTTTTCAGTATATCTGTTTATATAAACATCACCTCCAAATACTGAAGATGTACTATATGATGTAGCTATTTGTGGTTCTGTAGTATAAATACAAGAGTCTGTGGGTAACTGAACAATTGATGTCAATTGTCCATATTGATTTTCAAAATCAACTTTTAATGCACCATAGTAAGCAACAGTATTTGTTTGCACTGTGCTTGAAGATGGATTAGAACGATTAACACCGCCATCTTGAACTCTATGTTTTGTATTGTCTACAGTAGACACTGGATTTGGTAAATCAGCAGTAGTCTTTATAGCAACGTATTTGTTTCTGTTTAAATTATTAATTCTATATGTTGCGTCAAAATCATGAATACCAGAACCAATGTATTTGGAACCACTGCTTGCAACTTTTCTTCTAAATGCTTGAGCATATCCACTAGGTACTGCAGAGTTAGATACATTTGAATAGCTGTCATAAAAACCATGACTGTTGTACTGAAGCATGTATTGTCTGTCTTTACCAAGTTTTCTAAATATATCTAATGCTTGATCTGTTCCTTGACCCCAGTAGTAAGCACCACTTACAATCATTAAACCAATACCTGTAATTGTTGTTGCTAATTGACCAGATCCCCAAAGACTTAAACCACTTGTTATACCATTTAATGCAAGATCTGGAATTACAGATGCAGGCCCTGCTTCTCTTGATGCTTCTGCACCACCAACATAAGCACCAGTTCCAAGAGCAAGTGCCCATGGATCATTTTTTGAAGTATATGTAGTTTTACCTACAGATGAAACTAATGCAATTCCTAAACCAACAACACCAGCTGTTACAAATGCTCCATCTGTAATCAACACATGTTTTGGGTGCTTGTATGGATATTCAAACTTTCCTACGACCTTACCTCTTTCTTCTGTGTATATTTTTACATAGTTAGTTCCAAGATATGGTTTAACAAAATTTGTTTCAACTGCGTGAAATGAAAAGTAATTCTTTTTGTGGGTATTTAGTTTAGCTGCAGATTCTACACCATTTTGACTTCCCTTACCTTCATCAAGTACTGAGTAATCATTAGTCAAAAAACTATCTGGTCTAATGTCATTGTAAGGATAGTTTTGAAACAAGCCTTTTCTAGTGCTGCCTTGAATGTCAAATTCAAACATGTTGTTAAACAACCCCTTTGCAACAATTGATCTGTTTCCTTCTCTTGATCCTCTTAGTATTTCATAACCAATAATATCAGCAATAGGTACAAGATTTTCATCTACAGGATGCTGAATGTTTGAAAACTCAACTCCTAAGTTAATAATGCGATCCCCACCTTGATTGTGAATGTGTATTGTTTCATTTGATGGCATCTTGTGGTGTCTGATATTCTTACCACACAATTCTCCCCAAACTTCAGGATTGTCATCAGGATATCTTTCAGTAGATTCCCAGTATGCCATATCACCTTTGGCAATAATTACACCATCATCTTTAGCAATACCTGATGCTAAATATTTTGTTGACGTATCATATACCTGCCATGCTTGTGTTTCTGTAGGATAAACAACATCTGGTCCACTAACAGCTAATGAATCTGAAGCTGTCTGTACTCTACCAGGAATGTGAAAAGAAGCACTTCTTGCTCCTGTCTTGTAAACCCATCTAATAAAAAATGCGTATACTTCATCACGCAAGTAACCTGTAACATTTCCAGCTCCATAGTAATAGTCAGCTGGATATTCTGCAGCAGACCATTCTACTTTAATGTCATTTGCTTGTTTTTGATAATTAAAATAAGGCTGTGTAGTTACTGCTGTTCTAATAAGGTAGTCACCTACAGTGTGCATTTTCTCACTAGTCTCATAAATAATAGACTTTAAAGGAATTAACGCAAGCTCTACTGTTGGTAAACTTTGATTGTATAAATCAAGGTTAACATTTTTCTGACGAATAGAATAATATCCTATTCTTTTGGCAATAGTTTGCTGATTAATTACAGCAATAATTACCAACTCATATTCTTCAAAATCTTGGTCTAAGTTTTCAATTGTAATATCCAATGCTCCACCAATACCTGTGTGGTCCCACAATGCTTGTGGTTGACTAGGAATTGAATAGTCTGTAAGTCTAATTCCATTTTCAGAATAAGCTACAACAGCCATGTAACTTCCATTATTTAGCTGACCTGAACCCTGTGCTTTTTTAACATTTATGCAAGGTTGTGTAACTAATGGATGTAATCTCAGCGCATCACAATCTAGCTGATCTGTATATTCAGGAACAAAGCAATCTGGATCTTGTGATAAGTTATTACCTGTTGTTTTATAAGGAACATTATCAAGATTTAAAACTCTATCTGGATTTAATGCATCTGCAAAGTATACAGAATTTGTACAATCATAGTTAGCTTTTACAATTGCAGAAATCAAATGTGTTTTTCTAAAACCCAAACATGGATCATTTACAGTTTCATTGTAACTGCAATCTCTTTCATCAAATACTCCAATTTCAGAAGAAACACCATTTGTTGAGAATATTACCCAACTTGTTTCCCCCATGTGAGCGTGACCAATAATATCATATGTAGCATCTGTACAAAACTTGTTTGAGGGTTCATTGCCTATAGAACCAGTCTCACCATAGTGCGCATTGTTAATTGCGTTCACAGCGTTTGTCCACAATCCCTCAGAAATGTAGATGTCAGTATAGTCTTTGACCATACCTTTATTGAAAGCGTTAACTTTCGCTGTGCTAGTATTTGTAAAGTTTTGGCTCATTACTCTTTAATGTTGTATTTTTTCTGACGTAAAACTCTATATATCTTTTCTGTTAGATGCCCAACCAACCATGCTGTTGATTCTTCATCTGTTATACTGATATCTGTCAATATTCTTGTAGCCAAGTGATATACCTCATGAGATATAAGATTAATGCTAAGTTTATCTTCTACATATACAATATAGTACTCCCTTTTATTTTTTTCAGTAAGATCAAATACACAACCATAACTGTCTAAAACATCAATAAGGACACCTGGTTTTTTATCCAAGTACGCTTGCATGCGCTCCATTGTGGGTACAACAAACAAGTTTATTTCTGTTTCGTAAATAGGAAGTGAAATCCTTTTCTTGAACATATTTTTTACTTATTATCAGATTCTACTTTTAAACATATTGTAATAGTTGTGATACTGTGCTTTTCTATTCAGCTCCCATGTTTTTCTCAGCTCCCTAAAATCAGGTGTGTTGATAAATGACAATGCGTTGTTACGAGCAGCTCTAAGCTTTTGCTCAACAAGTTGTAAATAGTTAAGTACATTTTCACCACCCATGTACAGGTTCTCATAAATTCTTTGCTTTAAAGCATACTCATAGTATTCATTTACTAAAGGATGCTCCATAACAAGTAAGTTTCCTTTATCATCTTCCATAAGACTTTGATAGTTTATGTAGACAACACCTTCATCAAAATTTGTAACAAGAAATCCATTTTTAATGTAAGCAACTTTAGGATCATGACTATTTACATTAAAACAATCAGCTGATACAGATTTACTCTTTTCAATTCTCAACGGAATCAAATGAGTGTACTCATATCTTCTACCATTAATGTTGTATGCTACTGTTTTCTTTCCATTAGAGTCACTGATGATTTCAGCACTTGTGCCTCCGCTTGTTGTTGCAACAGTGTTACCACCCATCACAACAATTCTTACCTCTGTGATAATTTGACTTGAGTCTGAAATCAATTCAAAACTATTGTTGTCTAAATGATGAATATCAAAAGTAAGCAAGTTACCATCAACACTTAATGCTTGTACAATCACGTTGGCAGTACCAACATTGTGCACAATAACATTTATTCCTGGCAAAATTGTTCTGATAACACTATACTGTCTTACGTTACTTCCTCCTGTTAACTTAAACATTTTTTGAGCAAGCAATACACCTTCCAGCATACCTTCAGTATAAGTCTTAGAACGTTCTTGAATTTGGTATGTATTATGACCTTCGCATACTAAAGCAAAATTTAACACATAAAAATCTAGTGGTAGTTTACCTTTTCCTTTATGTATTTCAATTGCCTTTGAGCGTGATGGATTTATTTTTAAACCTAGGTCATAGTTTACCTTCATTGCAACTTTGATTAGTTGCTGTGGATCTATTGAACTTTCCAGGTCATATGTGCGCATGTCTATCTTGACACTCTCAAGTAGTTCATCAAAATCTTTATATTGTACTTCTGTCAACATAGCATTTTAAATTATAAATTATCTTACAATATGTTTGAGATCCTGTGCCGTATCTTGAGGTATCTGAAGCATAATGCCTAAATCTCTCATTACAAATTGCTCAATCTCAGGGAATAAATACTCTGGGACATTGAAATTTGTATCCTGAATGTAATCACAATCATCTTCAGGGTCACAGTTATATTTTGAAATGTCACCTTCAAACACACCTTCAAGTCTAATTGCATCCCACTCTAAGTTTGGAAAATACAAGTATCCATCCAGATACCAGTAGTATTTCTTTTTGTTATACTTAAAAGTTCTCTGTCTTTCCATTTGTTGAAAAGTAGTTGGGTATGTGCTTGTCAAGTCTTCTGACAAATCAAGTGAGGTTACTGCTCTAATCAAAGGACCCCAGTATCCATCATATAGTTCAGGAAGTTTGTCTTTGGTTCTTTTAAAATAGCAACCAGTATCAACACCAATGCATTGAGCCTGTGCTCTGTCTACTTCTATCAATTCAACAAAATCAAGTGCTTGAAAAACTGATTGATATTTCATGATGCGATTCAAGTTGTCTTGTCTACGCATCATTAATTTTGCATGTTTGTTTATCAAAGAGTATAAAAAACGATCAGTCAGAAAAGCATCTTGCTTGACTGACTTGACTTGGTTACGCACCCTTGATAATACTTCACCTATTGTAATCATCTTTTATAATTCAAATTCGTTATACAATGTTATATTCTTTTCAGCATCCTTAGCTCTATTCATTTCATATGCATTAGCTCTAAACATGCTAGATATTTTAATTTTAGGATCAACCTCTACATACTGTTTCCATTTTTGTGGGTATGTTTTGCCAACCATTCTTTTAAAGTCTCTTGTAGCAACAAACCCCCACAGCTCATGATTTTTAAACCTGTATTTTGTACCATACGTAGTGTAAAAAATCTTTGCCAGGTATTGGTCACTCTCCCAATTGCGATGTTGAATTACTTTCAAGTACTCAGCACTTGTTTTAAAATCAACGTTTGGTTTACGCTTTGGAGGACATGTCCCTATGAATAGATGCCCTATTTGCTCAGGTATCTCTACGCCATCTCTGTTTTCTATAGCAGCTGACCAGAGATCTCCATTAAAAGTGTGAATGATTTTTTTAATCTGTTCAGCACTAAGATCTTTGGCAGAAGGCACTTTTTGCTTTAGCAACTCAATAAAGTCTGAGTTTAAAGTTCCTTGAGCACTGCGTCTAAAACGAGGAGCATTGAGATTTGGCTTTTTTGCTTCTTTCATATGTTACCTACAATAAGAATTTACTAAATTTTTGCGACATTTTAAAGAACTTCTTTGATTAATTAGACACTATACGTAAATTCACTGATAAGTCCCTTCTTAGAATCATGAATATGAATCAGCGCAGAACGTGTGTTTCCAACAAATTTGTTGTGATAGTGGTAGTAATCAGAGGATGTTAAAGCAGGTATGATTCTGCTAACAAAACCATTCTCTTCATTTTCAGTAATTATCTTGGTGGTTCTTCTTCCATGATAGTGTCCTGTGTAAAGCATTCTATATTCAGAAGATCCCCACTCTACAGGAAATTCAATAGCATAAACCAAAGGGTTGTTCTTTGCTGTAACGTCACCATGTTCAAAACAAAGCATGTTAGTTCCATAAGTCAACACCTTTCTCTCAGCATAGTTTACGTTAAACTCAATTCCATCCCAACCTTTGAATGCTTGAGATACAGCATGAAGTAAGTGAAATGAACTCAACCTGTCATGATTACCTGGAATGAATAGAATCTCAAGGGTCTCACAAAACTGTTTAGCTGTACCAATTGCTTTACAGATTGCATCAAACGCTTTAATGTAAGCATCTGTTGCCATCTCTGAGTTCTCAACAGGAGTTCCTTTTGTGGTAGTTCCACCAAACGTGTCCATATTAAGCGTATCTGGGCCCACTACAAAGACTATCTTCTCCAATACATAGTTCCTATGAGCTTTGTCAATTAAGTAGCTTACAGCGTCATTTAAGACCTCTCCCATGTCTTCATTGTTTACCTTACCAAAATGCAAGTCCTGCAATGAAAGAACCCCACATACTTTTTCTTGAGAACTTGTGTTCTGCCAAAAAGCTGCAGGGTCTAGTGGAGTTATTTGTGGAATTTGGTAAGTCTCAAGAAGATCTAGAAAATTATGTTGTGTTTTTTCTTCTTGAGCTATTCTAGTAACAAGTGCTGATACCAACCACTTAGTGCCTTTCTCTTTATTCCAGTATTGAGAAAGTTTCCACTTCTTAGTGTCAATCTTTAGAAGAGCAATAATCTCTTCAGCACTGCGTGGTTCTGTAGAAGATACACCTGTAATTCTACTTGTGCCTGACTCTAAGTTTTCATGAATCTCAATTCTTTTAGAATCTTCTTCTTTATTGTGGTATCTGTCTTTAAAGTCAATGTCTAATTCTTGCTCTAATTCAAATAAAATTTCTTCATTAGATTTTGATTTAGATTTTTTTGCTAAATTTGACTCAACCATTTGAATGATTACAGAATCTATTTTGGAACCTGCATCATTTAATACTTTAATAATTTCTTCTTTTATTTTTTGATAATGAGCATTTGAAATACCAATTCTCAATGATTCAGCTTCTGCTGATTTCTTTCTTTTTAAACTATGATAAACTGCTTCTATAATGTTCATGTTGAAAGTTTTAATAGATAATAATTAACAAATGTATGAAATTATTTAAAAAATAATACTAAACAGTCTTGGTTTTTAAAAAGATACCCCCAGCTCTCGCCAGGGGCACTTCTCTAACAAGTAGGAAAACCAACAAACCTACTCATCAATTTTTTACAAAATTATATTGTCAACTGTGTTATTATGACCAACTACAGCAGCTCCACAAATGTCAGCTCCTGATGGATAGTAAGCTCCAGTTAAACAAGGATCCATTTGACCATATGTTTGACCTGCAAAAACAGTAATTCCAAAAGTTTGGGTAGATGGGGAATTACATCCTGCTCCTTTTTGTGTCCAGTATACTTCAACATCAAATGTTGTGTCAACTGTTACAGATTGAGCTAATGTCATACCTGCTCCCATATAATCATCAATTGTACCGCCCATGCAAGGTTGCATGTATCCACTAACTGATTCAACATTTACAGTTTTAGGTTCATCACAAGGACCGTTCATTGTAACTGTAACTTCACTACCTGGTACTACAGAATTTTCTTGAGCACATATTGTTGATGAATCATATCCTGAAGCTCCACCAATTGTAACTGTTTGGTCTAAACCTTCACAATCTATATAAGATGATGTTTGGCCACTAGCGGATGATGTAGACAATGTATATGAAATACATGGTACTGGACAAGAAACTGCTTCAGCAATAACTGCTACCTCAACACTTTCTGTTGATGAGTATATATCAGCTGGGCAAAGTGATGTTACATTAACATCATAATCAACACCACATTGAATATTCTCTGTAATAACAACAGGAGATGATGACACTGTTATGCATGTAAATGCAACTTCAATAACTGGTTTATAACAAACTGTATAGTTTGTAATGCCAGGAATTGTTGTAAAGCTTATCGTTATTGTTGCCATAATTTTAAATTAAAGGTGCGCAATCAGATGATGTGCCACAAGGGCCATTTGCTGTTACATTAATTTCAGGAATAAATTCAGCAACACCATCAACGCCATATCTAAATGTAGGAGTTTCTGTTGAGCATACAGCCACAGCAATTCCGCCACCTGTGTCAAAGTTTGGTATCATATTTATTGATACAAGCTGAATACCTTCAGTTGTGTTTCTATATCCAATATACAAATCTCTACCATCTCTCATAGCAGTTTCATACGGCATTTGAATTGTATAGCAAGTTCCGTCAGCAAGAGGTTCACATTCTAATGCCAAAGTTTGAACTGCAACAGGAGAACTTTCAAGTGAACCATATCCTTCGGGACAAAGCGTGGAAACAGTGACATCATATCTAATACCACAAGTAATCCCTACTGTAATAAGAACAGGTGAGCCTGTAACAGTAATACATGTTGGGGGATTTACTGAACCTGCTGGGTTATAGCAAACTTTGTAGCTTGCTATACCCGCAACAGGAGTAAAATTTATTGATAATTCTGCCATAATGTGTTCAGATTATTTGATTTAATATTTACTTTACTCTATGACACATCTATTACTGATGCTGACAATCCTGTTGGTACTGGACATGTTGGAGCCTCTCCAATTGTTACTGAACCTCCACAAGGTATTGTTTCATCTCCTACAGAAATTGAAAAAGAATAGTTGTATGTTTGACCAAATTCACCATCAAATTGAACAGTAAATCCATCATTAGAAACATCATATGTACCAACTCCTTGTACTTCAACTGTTCCTGTATATGTTGCGTCTCCTGATAAACCTGGAAAGCTTAGTGTAACAAAATTTTCAGCAACTGTTTCCTCAACAGTTGGACAAAGTGGAACGCCTTTTGAAACATCTCCTGAATCAGTGGGACCACCATAGGTACAAATATTTACAATTTGATAAGTGTATAGTATGTTATTTACTGCAGTAGTATCTGAGTAAGTAGACGCACTTGCACTTAATGAAGCAATGTCTGCAAAGGCTGAGCCTCCAGACTTTCTTTGAACCTTTTGTCCTGTGCTGTTTGCTCCACCAGCAGGTGTCCATGATAAATTAATTGTTGCCATTTTGTTTTATTTTTTTTTAAGTTAAGTTAAGTTATTCTGAAATTGTTGCTATTAAATCTGTTGGTGGAGGACATGGTGGATTCTCACAGTCTCTGCTTTCGCTAAGTTCTGGACACGCAACACCTCCGCCAGAAGCTGGGGTAATCACTGTTCTAGTTCTTGTTTGAACACCTTCTACACACTCAGACCACTCAGACCAGTCTGATACAACACAATTAACTGGTGTTTCACAGTCTCTTGTTTCTATCAAATTTGGGCATGGTGTTCCACCATTAGCTGCTGGCGTAATAATTGTTCTTGTTCTAGTTTGAGTTCCTTCAAAACATGCTGACCATGCTGACCAACCAGAAACTACACAATCTGTAGGTTCAACAGGACATTCTGGTACTACATATGTATATGTTTGTTGAATCATCTCTTCGTTACATTCAATTCTTAAAGTTAAAGTAACAGATGTACCAGCAGGAACATTAACAGCATCCATTTGACCACCTCCAAACGGTGAGTTAAATGTCCAGAAAGAACTTGATGATGGTATTGTAGGACTAAATTGGTAAGTACTTTGAATTAAAACTTCACTTGTTCCTGTTTTCTGAACATTCACAAATAAATCAGAACCTGTTGCCCATGTGGCAGATGAAGGTACTGTAATGCTATAGTTGTATCCAATTGAAGGACAATCCCAAGTTCCAAATGTTACCCATGATGGATCAATAGTACCACAGTCTGGAGGACAAGGAAGTACTGTAACACTTGTTGTTGTTTGTACATCACAGTCTATTGCGTTAAAAGATTTGTAAACTTTTATAAAGTATGTGCCTGCAGCTACTCCTGTAAATGTATGAGTATATGTTGAGCCTGTGCCTGTTACTATAAAATCGTGATATTGTAAAGGAATGGTAGGTGCAGTTGTGCTAACTAATTCTACAGTTAAACTTGTTGCTGCTCCTATAGTAGCATCATCAAATGTTAACTCAATAGTTTCACAATCTACAGAGTCACTATAGAATTCTGTTACAGGTACACATTGTAAAACGCAAGATTCTGTTTGAATTAAAACTGGACAACCTACTCCACCACATGATGCTGGTGTAATCACAGTCCTTGTTCTTGTTCTTGTTCCTCCATCATTGCATTCACTCCACTCACTCCATCCAGATACTACACAATCAACAGGAGTGCAACCACATTCTCTAGTTTCAATCAATGTTGGACATGCTGTACCACCGCAAGAAGCAGGAGTTACAATTGTTCTTGTTCTTGTTTCCACACCTTCAATACAGGGTCCCCAGGCACTCCATGCAGAGACTACACAGTTTACTGGAGTACAGCATGATCTAGTTTCAATAAGAGGAGGACATGCGGTGCCACCATTTTGTGGTTGTTGTATTACAGTTCTTGTTCTAGTTTGAACACCATCAATACATGGACCCCAAGCACTCCATTCTGACACAACGCAGTTAATCACTGGAGGTGTGCCATCACAACAATCACAAAGTCTTGCTGCAATAATTTGAATTACCTGATTAAGACTTGCTCCTGTTAAAATACCAAGACATGGAATTGCAGGACCTGTGTATCTAACACATGTGTCTAAAACTATTTCTTCGCATGGCTCACCCACACAATCTGGTGGTGGTGGAGCAGGAACACAGGGTTCTGGTTCGTTGCAAGGGTTACAATATTGATTAGGATACATTTATATAAAATTTATTTATGTTAAACATGTGATTTCTCCAGGACACGCCACAGCTCTATCGCCTGTAATATCTTGGATGCAGTTGTAAATTTGTGTTTTTACTGTACAAGGATCTGAACCACACTTAACGTGTCTTTCAGAATAATAAATATGCTCAACTACTGAAATACCAGTTCCAAAAGTTTTTGTAATAGTCTCTGATCCCATGGCAGCACAATCTCCTTCTACCTCATAATTTATTAAAACATTAAAAGGAGCGTAAGCATTTGCAACAGTTGCACTTGTTGAGTTATTTTTCAAAGTAAGAGTTGTTTTCCTACGTCTACTTGTATAACTATCTCCATCGCAGTTTTCTACAATGTCATCATAACCGACATCCGTAACTTGAACACAATATACTACTCCAGTTAATGCAAGTTTTGCAATCAATGTTGCAACAGATGAATCTTCGCAACTGTACTCAGCAATAATTTGAATACGATAATCTTTAGTAGGATCTGGAACAAGAGTTACATTATATGAATTTGTTCCAAAGGGCACATTCGCATTCAAAATTGCAGAACCTACTATGGCACTTCCATTCCATTCAAAAGCTTGAATATTATATTGAATAGGATTTTCATTTGTGCCAACTGAAGGTGCTGTCCAATTGATTGTAGAACCTGAAACTGATAAGTTTGTAAGTTGAATATTTGATACTGGTACTGGTACACATCCTGGTGTACTTGTTCCTGAGCAACATTCTTCAATAGCAGTTCTCATATCACAAATTGTCAACCACATATTTGTTATGGTTTGTGATAATGTTGTTGGTGTTGCGACCCATCCAGGTAAATTAGACATTGTTTGTTCAGCATTTGAAAGCTGAGGTGCTGCATCTAAGTCTGTGCACTCTTTAGCAATTGCTGTAGATAGTGCTGCGTTAGTTCCAAGCAAACTTGTCAATTGACAAAACTTTCCTTCAAATGCAGAAAATGCTTGACCAATTGGAACTACTGTCCCTGGTACAGGACTACTGGCACATTGAGATACAATTGAAATTGTAGTGCCTCCGCCTCCGCCACCTGTGTTATTTTCTAAAACAGTTACTCTGTTCTGTAAATTTGTAATTGATAATTTTATGCTTATAATTTCAGCTATTGCTTCACAAATTTTTGTTGCCAAATACTGGCTATAAGCTGCTGGTAACAATGATGTAATTTCATCACCATCTTCTGTATAATACAAACATGGGGGTAATGAAATTGGTAATACTGTACCACCACCTCCAGAACCCTCATCACAACAATTATCTTCAAAATAACATTGCTTATCAATAATCAATTGCAATGCTTGAACAATTGTAGTAGGTTCAACAGCACCTGTAGGTACTAAACATTTGAAATCTAAAGTAGTAAGATCAATAACCCCAGAAGCTATCTCACATAACTTTATTGCTAACTCATAAACAACATCTGTAATTGAGTCTCCTTTGCAAAGTTCAATGCAAGGAATATCTGGACCTTGCCAGATCACACATGAAGAAGATATTTTTGAACATCCATCTTCAGGTTTTAGGTGTAAGTTGCTTCTTAATGGCTTCATTATAATGTCTTGATTTTTTCTTCAATACTCAGTTTACTACATCTTCCGCCAAATGTCAAACCACAAGTGTTCATCTCAAAAGTTCTTTTATAAAGTTCTCTTAGATCTTGTGCAAATTCAGCATCTACTTTTGCCTTACACGTCTTAATACCATAACGCTGTACTTTATAAGAAATAAAGACAGAGTCTGCAAAAAGCTCACTAATATGTTCTAATGGTGTAGGCATCTTTTTAATATTATTTAAAGTAGTTATTTACCATTCTGTAAAGCAGCGTTCATTGCAGCAATCTTAAGCTGTTCTTCTGATGCTTGTTTTAATTTAACTATGTTGTTTTCATGACTAGTAACGCAAGAACTACATACTTCTTTTTTATCAGAAGCAATTCTCTTTTGACATCCACACGATAGTGTTGCTCCACAGTTTTGACAATTCATCTTTTTTTAGGTTTTTGGTTTTCTATTAGTGACATGTTACACAGCAACCTGTCATATACTTTCTTAAAAGTTTATCAGCATAAGCTAACATCTCAACTCCTTGTTTTGGTGAGTGACAATACTCAGCTTTTGCTTTTGCTGCATCAATATACATTTTAATATAACGCAGGTCATGCAACTTCTGATGTTGCTCTGGAGTTGGTTCACAAGGTTCAAGTTGTACTTTACAAAGTTCCTTGTAATAAATATTCATAATCCTTGTTGTTCTCAAATGATAATATTCTACAAAAACCTTATCATTTGGGGAAACACTATATTTTATTGTGTAGAGGCCATCAGGTAATGCAATCAAATGTTCAGCTTGTGGATGCTGCAAACTAAAATCTTTTGCATTCAGATTTAATACAAAATCTGGAGCAAGAGCTGGTTCAGTTATGTACAAGGGTTCCACAAATCCAGGAAGAAATATATCTAACCTAGGACAGTCCACAGGAAGAGTCGCAGCGTAAACAGAACTATCCCATATTTTTAAGATAGTGTCACATGCTGTGTCTGGTATATCTAATGCCAGAATATGTTTTATCGCCATTTTATTAATTTATAATTATAGAATCTCTACACTTAGAATTTACAAAAAATATCTAACAAAAACAAAAAAAGGAGGGAAGAGTTGCACCCTTCTCCTCCTTCTTTGCAATGTATAGATGGCAAGATCAGTTATTACAACTGAACTTGTAGTTGTATGTGGTTGTTAGAGCTCAACAACAAAGCATCAATGTATGCTTCAAAAGCGGCATCACGTGCATCAACAACAACTTTTACCAAGTACTGATCTGCGTCCATCATTCCAGTTGGGTTGCTCTTGCGAGGAACACTGTGTAGAATGTGGTAAACAAAGTATTTAGATGCGCGAGACAACTCAGAAAGAGTAGTGTCATCCAATACTTCACGCAAACGAGAATCTTGAGTCCAAGGCTCTTGTTGGTATCTCTTAGACAAGATCAATTCTCTTACCAAAGTTTCACCATAACCTTTTCCTTGATAAGCTTGAGTTACCTCAGCTACAAAGAAACAAGACTCAGAACAAGGATCACCAGTTGAATCAACTGCAGATGCGTAGATGTAAACAGGCTCAATTTCAAAATGATCTTTAGGATCAAATGAACAGTTACCAAATTTAGTGTCAACATAAGCACCAGTCAATTTCAATTGTACCCACTTGTCGTCAAGAGCAATAGTAGCCCAGTTAGCAGGCTTAGTAGTAGTAACTACAGGGCTTGCACCAGAATTGTTAGTGTACAACAAAGAAGCTGAGATAAATTTGCCAATGATCAAGTCTTCAGCAATAGCAGCAGCCCATGCTTCGTAAACAATAGCTGAATCAACTAGAGTTCCTTCAACGTCACCAGGGCAACATCCTGTGAATGCATCAACAGTTTTGTAAGCGTTGTGAGTTAAGAAACGTAGTGCAGCAGAACCTTTTACATCTACACGTAGACGATAAGTTGTGTTACATGTAATTTCACAAGGAGCAGCAGCACCTACAGTGATTACATGGTTTACAGCGTTAGCAGGTTCAGTTACGTAGAACGCACTTACATACTTAGGATTGATACCTTTAGACTTTACAGTCTCTTTGTATCCTCCGTGAAAAGGACCAATCTTGTCATTAGCGTGAAAGCTACCTTGAGCAAGATAAATCAATGGTGTAGTAGCATATACAGGTGCAACGGTTAGATCTTGGATCAAGTTATCTTGTGCAGATACTACTCCAATTTCACCAGCTACCAATGCTAATGTGTTTTGCCCGTCTTTAGTAGAGAAACCATCTGTTCCTACTAAGAGTTTTTGAAAGGCGTGTGGAAAATAAGCCATAATGTTTAAAATATTAAAGGGTTAAAAAAATGTTTAAGTTTATTGTAAGAATAAAAGTTTATACTTTGCAGCATTCAGTTTACTCTTAACATTGTCAAGGTCATTTACAACTTCAGAATAAGGAACTTTACCTTGTAGCTCTGTTATCATTAATGACATCTCTCGTATATAAGATACAGCTTCTTCTTTAGAATACAAACTTTTTGGTAAAATATCTGCACATTTAATAAGTTTTTCGCATGCACCTTGATATCCTTCAGCAATTGAATCAATCAGAGCTGGTAATTCTTCATACAATTCGCCCAAAGCAACATGTACTGCATAAGAACCTTCTCCTGTAATCTTCAAGTGAAGCTTGTGAAAGGTTGTAACTGAGTTCATTAATTCAGTTATACACTGACCCACAAGCATATCTGTCATGTCTGATTCTGATGAATCATAACTACCAGATGCCATCTTGGATTTTTTAAGCTTGTATACTTCTTCAAACTCCATTGTTAGTTATTTAAAGTTGCTTGTTGTTTGTTTCTAGAATACTGATTGAACAATTCCATATCACCTGCTAAGATTGAGCATGTCTCATCAACAACCAATTCAATAATGTCGTCTTTAAGTTCACATTCAACATCTACATCAGTTGTTCCTGTAGAAGGATTTATACAACCTAAGAATGAAATGTTTCTAGGTTTTCTATAATACACAAGTTTGGGAGCACCTAAGTCAAACTCTCCATTTGTGTAAATCCTAAATCTGTCACTTTGCACAGTTGCAAAAGTCTCACCCCATTTAGCACTAGGCTTTCTGAAATCATCTCCTAGAAGATTGTCTACGTCAGCTACCTGAGCTAGGTAAACAATAAGAGGTCTCTCAGGGCAACACTCTGTGACAGCATTTACAGAAATTCTTTTATAGAACAGATAATCAGGAGGTATGGTAGCCGTTTCATAATACAGTGGAAACTCTGTTGCCGTTATATTATTTTCAACAATTAAGATTTGCAAATCATCAATATTCATGATTGTTTGCTCACTACCTTCCTTACCTTGATTGTGACCATGAACTTGCCTACGTACCCATTCTAGCTGAGCTTTATTAAAAGCCTCAACTATCTGCCAACACTCAATGTTGTCATAGTCCTGAGAAGACAACTTATTCAGTCTTTCTCTAACTTTAATTTGTAGTAGGTTGTTGTTCATTAGTTATTCCAGTATTTCTCTGCGTTTACAGTAATGTCCATTAATACTTCTTCGTTCAAAGGATTCTTCAAATATTCTACAATATCTGAAGCATTTTTACCCATTAAACTACTGCTCTTCATGTGATAGATAAATCCATCAGCTCTTGTTGCAATGATCTTATAGAAGTTTGCGTCTTTTACAAGGGCTCTCAATTTTAGAGTTTCCATGTCAAGTGCTGAAATTTCTAAGAAACGTTGTGCAGTTTTACGCTTGTCTTTGTCAACTGTTTCACCATTGATATATTTATCCATGTTGTCATAGAGAATATCAAGAGGAGTTGACTTCTTGTATTGTGTTGAATTTGCATCAATCACTTTACAAACATAAAACAGCTTGTTTGTGTTTTTGTCAAATAACTTTTGTAGCTCAGACAATGCCTTGTTACGCATTTTCTTAACTTCAGTTCTAATAGAAGCAGTTTCTTCATACTTGTCTAAGTAAAACTTAGGAGGAACAGGAAGTTGTCTAGCTTCTTCTAAGCTTTTAGATACAATTGAAAAACCTCCAGCTTCAATAGCTCTAAGTTTAATCAGGTCATAAGGATCATTGGCAGGATCTAAGAAGATTGGTTCATTACCAAATCTCATTACAATCTTGCCCCAGAATGCGTCATTGTCTGGTCTTAGCAATTTAACCTTGTTCCAAAAATCAGGATCAGCAGGATCAATTACATTAGAAGACAATTCTTTCTCAAGCTGTGCAACTGTTGCACGTATCTGCTTAATTGCTGCTTCTCTTTCATCCTCATCAAGTTGCTTTACTTCAGGAGCAAATTCATTCAATCCTGTTACATACCTTTTAAGGCCATTGTTTTCTAAACAAGCAAGTTGTTCCTCGTGGAACACTCCTTCAAAAAGTACCATTGAGTACTTCTCAAGACCCATGTTAGAGTTTAATGTGTCAATGAACGGGCGTACTGCTAGAGTACTTGACCTTTTAAAGGTCTGATGTTTTTCAATCATCGTTACTTCCATAATCTGTTTTTTTGTTGGTTAAATTTTTTCTTCTGTTTTCTTCTTTAGCAACTTCTAGTTTAAAGCTCCTGAACCACGTCAAGGTAGTTGCTTCTCAGGAGGAACCTGGGTTTGCACCCAGGCATGTATTGTCAAGCGTTAACCTGACGGGAGGAGGTGGAGTCTTGTTTTAAAAGCAGTGACCTGGGGCAACGAATACCCCAGGTTTGCTTAAATTACCTTCTTGGATCTTTAGAATGATCCACCAGTGATAGGATTTCTCATAACAATCTTGAGAACTTTAGTAGGGTCTTTAACCCAGATAGAAGGCATAGTTTGAGTCATGAATACTCTATAACCATTGAAATTACCTGAAGACGCAAAACCTTGAGTTCTTCCCATGTAATCCATAGTTCCATTTTGGTAGAACCATTTCATTTCACTATCCCACTTCAATTTCAACAAGTAAATGTTGTCATTGGTGTTGTCAGTGATGTCAAACACGATGAAGTTATAAGAAGACAATGGGAAACCATCAATGATTGGGTTTTCAATGTCGTTAGTGTGAACGTTGTCAAATGCAGGGTTCAATACAAACTTAACGTTAGCCAAGAAAGGAATGGTGTAGCTAGTGAAAGCAAAACCAAAGTTCAAGTCCATTGCGTTAGTTCCAGAGATAGCACCTACACCAGCTTTGCTCATATCAGCAAACAAAGAAGTACCAGATCCAGCAGTGCTGAATGCTTCTTTCTTAATTGCCTCATTCACCATCTTCATACCAGCCATACCAGTTTGAACAATGATTTGACGATTTGGATCTGGTCCTTTGAAGTCAACTTTACCATTGTAGAAGTTGAAGATTTCAGAACGGAACAATTCCAAGTTAAAGCTAGATTTGTTGTAGATTCTCTTGAATGAGTTATCCAACTGAGACCAAAGACCAGTTGATAGTCTGATATCATCAGGACCATCTTGCTTAATACGACCACCTTGTCCCCACATCAAGTAAGTTTCAATGTCATTAGCAATTTTACTCAAGTGAGCAGATTCCATTTTGGTTACAAATGAACGAGTCAATGTACCTTTGTCATAAGCTTTCTTGATATAGTCTTTACCCATTTTTGCTACCATTGCATCAATGTTAGTCAAAGAAGGATCATTAGCGATGTTAGCGTCAAATGACTTCCAGATTTCAGTTACAGGAACTGATCCATCAGCATTCATTCCACCTTTCATCATCATCTCAGCACGAGAAGACACAGAATAATGTACGTGAGCCTCAGCACCACCAACGTAGTTGTAGTACTCACGAAATCCTGCGCTCAATTCTCCAATGTCAGAGAAACGCTCACCATATTCCCCACGGGCAGAACCCTTTCTGAAGAACTTAGTACCTGGCTTCAGATACTTTTTGTCAAGAGCTTTAGTGTTGTCATTGTTCACCAATTGAACAGTGTACACAAAACCATCACCTGAAGGAAGAATATCCTCAGCAGTGATGTAAAGTTCAGCTCCCTTGTACTTGTCATAAGTGATAATATCACCATGTCCAAATACACGCTTGTTAATTTTGATTTTGAAGGTAGTACCATCTTGACCTAAAACTGCAACGCCTGGCTCAACATCCTCTACAACGTAAGGAAGATCCTGTACGATAGGGGTTTGCCATTTGTATTCACCTCTAGGGTTATCTACAAGAATAGTGTTTTTACCACCAAAAGATGCCATCTGATAAAGAGGCATTTCTACCTTTTGGGTCTGTGCCCACAAGTCTACAGGACCCAAATCCATGGGGTCTGTACTCTTGAGCATGTTTACCAAATGGTAAGAGTCTACGTGTGATCCAACTTTGTAGTTGGTATCACGCAAGAACAGTCCATTGTTTAATACGGGTGTACTCATTTTGTTTAAATTAAAGTTTAAAAGTTGTTGTTAAAATTATTGTCGTTTAAAAATATTAGTTGCTTGGCGAGGTATTTTTCTACTAGTAGGTTTGTCTTCTTCCTCATCTTTTACTGTTGATGCAATTTTACGTGCCTCTTCAGTTTTGAGTTTTCTAACAGTGTCCTGAGTTACCTCATTCTTTGCTTGCTTTCTGATGTTCTCCTTGTAATCATCAGGGTCAGATAGCAACCAAAGTGTTTCTGCAATCAAGTCGTAGCGTGGAGTTTTTCCAAACTGGTGGTCCTCTAGCAACTTACCTAGTAAGTTTGTTGGACGTCCAGTCATGCTTTCATACTTGACAGTTGTCAATTCATCCCATAAGAACTTCTGACGTTTTCCATCAATCTTTACACCATTCAGCTCTGAAGGTTTAAGGGTATTATAGATGTTCTCCATATACTCCTCTTTCTTCTTTTGTTGCTGAGCACGGAATTCCTCCTGCTGTGCAAGTTTTGATTGAACTACTTCTTCTTGCATTTGATCCAACTTTGGTTTGAATTGTTGTGCTTTCTTGGCAATTGTGCCAGCCTCAATCCATTCTTGCAATTGGTCTTCAATAATCTCATTGTCACCATTACCAAAGTTTGTAGCTTGTAGGTACTGACGAGCAATAAGTTCTTGATGCTCATCATTTCTTGGATCTAATGATCTTACTTCCTCCGTTTGAGAAAGTGCGCGAAATAATCCTTTCATGTCAGTTCCGCCTTTTGCAACATATTCTGCTGCATATTGCAGTTCTTGTGGAAGTGATTCAAAGAACTCTTTTGGAGTTTGCTCTCTTATAGCTTTTTCCTTCTCGTCAAAGTTTGCTTGGATAAGATCCTTCCAATCTTTAACAGAGTAGTCCTCCAGTGATTTATCATCTTCAAAAGGGACAATTAAACCTTCCTCAATTAATTTTGAGAATGTTTCAACCATTCCACTTTTGTCAATCTTTTTGCGTCCTGGTTTCTTGTCTGATGAATCATCTGAATCATCACCTTCCAGGTCTGCATCTAACTCAGCAAACGCAGAATTTGTGTCTGCTGGAGTTGTTTTCTTTTTCTTGTCAGAATCATCATCTGAATCTTCATCTGAATCATCTTCTTCTTTTTCAAGAAAAGACATATCTGTTTGTCTTGGTTTTGAAAAGATTGTTAACTTGTCATCTTCCTCATCTGCAGTTACGATGCTTTCAGCACCTGGCATTGGAAGAAAGTCATCAATACTTTCAATACTTACATTTGACACAGAACTTTGTTGGTTGTTTTCTGCTGTTGAACTCATACTTTGTTTTGTTTAGTTGGTACTTTTTTCTTCTTCTTCTTCATATATAATCTACAAATAAACTTTGAAGATTTACACCCTAAGAGTGTATTTGTTTAACATTTTTTGTACTATATAGCTATGACGCATTTTACTTGTCATATTTGTTTTTATTTGTCCTTGCAATATCTAATTCTTTCTGCGCAATTCTCTCTTTTGAGTTAAGTTCTTGACGTTTTATCTCAAGTTTAGACTGTTCAGTTGCTTGTTTTGACAAATCTCTTTGTCTGGCAATTGACTGATCAGCTTCTTTTGCATTCTTTTTGTCAAGATACTCAAGAGTGTCAATGTAGTCATTCTGACTATTAGCATCGCGGTCTTGCATTGCAGTGTAACCTGCAGAACGAATTTCAGCGACTCTTTCATCAGACTCTCTGTCAAGAGCTTTCTGCTCAGCATCAAATTTAAGTTTAGCCTCAAGACGTTTGCCCTCACCTTCTTGTCTCATCTTTTCAGTTTCCTGCATTGCTTGCATTTCTTGTTGCTTAGCACCTGTAGTCTTCTCTTCAATTCCTTTCATTACATGAGTAATTTCAGCCATTGAGTCTGCTTTGATAATGTTACCAAGATCATAAATAGATGCTCCTGAAGTGTTATTAGAAACAGCTAAAGAACGTATTTGCTCAATAACTTGTCTCTGATTCACCTTTGTTGAAATAAAAATATTCAAGTCTCTAGCCAATAATTCAGTTCCATTGATTTCAAAGTTAACCTTTTCATCCATAGTAGTCAAATATTGTAGCCTTAAACTTGGTTTTGTTGAATGATAATATTGAGAAAGGTCTGTACGCATCTGATGTACACGTGGCATTAAGTACTCTGAATGCTGTGTAAAATAAGGCTCTGTCTGAGAATAACTCATGTTAATTGCCTGTTCTATGCCCTGTGCAGTTTCTTGTGCATTTACAGCACCCATACGCTGAGCAGATAGTCCAATAGCCTCAAAACACTGATTCTTAAAGTAGTTAGAAAGCTGGATACGTGACATCAAACGATTACTCTGCTCAAGATTCAACACCTGATAGTGTTGGAAGTTAAGAGCATTTTCTGTGTTTGTAATTGAAGTATCCAATGGCAACATCTGGAAATTCTTCATAGCCACATATGCTTTGGAGAAATTGTCTTTGCCCCAGTCTTCACCCATTGAGTGACGCGGTAAAGCATTCTGGTCAAGCATAATTACAGTTCCTAATTCATCTACTAGGATGTCAGCAATCTGGTTATTAACCAGGTTGTAGCCAATTTGATAAGGCTTCATCTTGTCTACTAGAGACATTGATTTTGTGTTTCTGTCAGAGAACACAGCACCTTCAACAGGAAGCTTACAACCATAAAGTGTAAAGTCTCCTTTGAATTGAAAACGTATAGGTTTTACCTTTAGATAAATTGGAGCAAATCCAAAAATATCATGATTGCCATAGAAAGCTGGTCTATTAGGACCAATCTTGACACCTCCCCAAGTTTCATTAATCCAGATCCAATCAATGTGTTCTCCATATATAAGAGTCTCCCTGTTTTTATTTTTTATAACTGTTGTGTCATAAACTGGTTTATCTGTAACCTTATATGTTTCATCAACAATAAGATCCATAAGAATACCAGTCTGATCAATTTTAGACAAGTGTCCTACCATTCTTTGAGACTTCCAATACACAGTTGTTGCACGCAACATTCCCATGTCTTTAAACTCTTGTAAGTCTTCAGATTCGTTTAGTATTTGATAAATAATATCATCTCCTGTGTTCATGTGAGTTTCACTAGCACTCAAGAATTGACGCATTCCCAAAGAAGGACCATTTGTGTTCCAATCATATGACTTTGTACCATCATAAAAAGAACCATCATTTTGCATCCCTTGGATATTATACGCTGCAGATTTTACAGGGTAAATAGCCTCAAGGCTTTCAAGCTGGTCTTCATTCATCATGTAACCATACTTGTCAATGACATCTGCTAGTGTAAGTAAGTCTACTCTTCCAACCCAGTTAGATTGTGAAATATATCTAGCTTCAGGAGACTTGTGATAGAAAGTAAGCAATGGGTTCCATAGCTCTACTTCATAATCATCCTCATTCATTTTAAAGTGCCAGAACTCTCTGTCTGTGATCAACATGTCTTTAAATGCCATGTTCTCCAACTCTTTCATAGAGAATCTTTCTTCATCTACGTTATGCTGGTGTGTGGCCCATTCCTCTACAAGAGAGCGATAGTCTTTTTTAAAGAACTCTTCAATTTCAGGTAATGATTTAAGTGCTTCAGGAGAAGTCATTTGTTGTGCTTGTGCAGCCTGTTCTTCATCCTCAAGATTGAGACCCATCTTTTCAATAGTCTCCATCATCTTTTTCTCTGCTCTTGATACAAGAACATCTTCAACCATTCCACGCTTAGCTTCCATCATCTCATTAAAAGACTGATCATCTACAGCGCGATATGTTATCTTGTCATTTCTTTTAGCAAACTCACCTGTCAGAACATTGATTACGTTTGGTACAATTGGAAAAAACTTAAGTTCAAAAGCACTTTGATCTTCTTTAGTCAAAATGTCTATAAGCTCTGCAGCTTCGTTATCTTCCTCTACAATGTAGTCACTCTTGTCAATGATACCGTTTGCAAGTTTGTAGTTTTTCAACAATCTTCTTGCGTTTCTGCGTATCTGTTTGAGTCCTTGCATTTCGTACCAATCAAGATTCCAAGCACCCCATGCTTCATCTTTTTCTTTTCTAAGCAAAAACTGAACAGGTTGAGTTAGAGTACCCATTTTATTGTTCTCTATCTTAGCCCCATTTTTGATTTGCATTGCATTTACTACTCTAGGCATAATCTTGCGTATTTACTTTTATTATTATCTCATGTTTTTGAAAGGGTTCCTTGGCTTTCTTAACGCTGATGTTGATGAGTTTTCATTACCAAAATGGCGGAAAGGACTCACTCTTAATTTAGCATTTTTATTTGATTTATCCAAATTTCCCTCTTCGCGTTCAACTCGTTTTGAATATCCTCTGTTTGATTCTTGAACTTTGGCAAAAGCCACTAAAGCACAAAAAGCAACAAGTCTATCCACGTTTAATCCTTCTCTATAAGCTGCCATTTCTCTTAGCAGCATTATGTCTGGAATTCTTTCTATTCCAAATGATGTTTTTACAATTGTGCCATCAGCCATGGTCTCAACATCCATCTCCTCCTCTAGAAACTGTATGGCGTATGATATCAAGTTTGTTTTGAAAAGAGTACCCACGTTTCTCCAACCATACTCTTGGTAAACGTTTGTGTTACTAGACAGTTCTTTGAGAAATAAGATCTGGTTTTTTGGAACCAAGTATCTCTGTTTTCTTCTTGAAATCATGTACTGTATAAACAAACTAATGTTGTTCTCCACAATTGTCCAGGCGTTATACCATTCTATGATCATTTCAAGACGTTCATGAGTTTTGTTTAGGTCATCATAACGTCCACACCAAGCTGCTACAATTTTGTCTCTTTCAATGTGTTGTTCTATTGAACCATCAGCCTTGTGTTTTGTAACCTCCTGGGCTGTCTTGTAAACAAAGATAGAACATAATGAATCAGATGTGGTAGTCTTACCTTCAGATACGGGGTCAATTGACGCATAATACGTGCCAAATGCGGGATCTTTACTTGGTCTTTCATAAACAACCACCACTCCTTCCTTATCTACTGTTTTAGGAGATATTGGAAAGTCTGATATAGGGAGCTTGCGTGATTCTTTTGCAACAATCTTACCTGACTCATCCCTGTTTAAATCTACAAACTCTCTAAAGTAATCACCATCTTCAATGCGTCTTATTTGTTTTGTTAAAAGATGCAGAGGAAATTTAGATACTTTTCTATAAGCAAATGCTTCTTCAATGTTGATAGGTTTCTGAGAAATACGTAACTGATAGTCTTCTGGTTTTAGATTCTTTTTCCATTCAAGTCTTTCTTCCAAGATCATTTCTAAAGCTCTCTCTACCTGAGAGTTACCATACTGATCAATACAAGGAAGCATTGACCACTGCTCAGGAATAAACAAACCACAATCTGCAATTTGTCCTTCTGCATTTATAAGGTTTGTTTCAACAGCAAGTACGTCTTTGGCAATAGGGTTCATGATCATCTCTTTCAAAGGTTCACATTGTTCCAAATCACCCACAGAACCTGCAGCTACAAACATACCTGTATAAGTCATACCAGACTTCATTGCTGGTAGTAAGTATTCCACAGTCATGTTCATCTTAGGAGCAATACCTGCTTCCTCATGATAGAACAAAGTGCATGGTCCACCTACACCATTTGTTGGATCTTTTTCAAGAGCAAGTCCAAATATTACAGACTTCAATCCAACGTCACGTTTTTTACCACCTTGGTTTACTTCAATTCTTTGCTCCCAGTTCAACACTTTGTCTGGGTTACAAGGTCTATACCAAGCTGTGTGTGTATTCAAAAAGTTTCTGTATTCTTCTAGAAAACGCCATGTTCCTTTTTCATTGATATAATCCTTAAGAGATCCTGCCATTTTACTAACAGAACCCTCTTCAAAGTAGAACATGTTAATCATCTTTCCTGCGTGAAAGTATGAAGATGCTATCTGACGTTTCTTTAGAATAGCAGCATGCTTATAAGATTGCTTGGCAATTTCTTCATACAATGCCATGTGATATTGAGCATCTCTAATATCAGCAAACGTAAACCTTGCAACTTCTTTGTTGTAGATTGGTAAAAAGTTAACCCACATGTAGTAATCTCTTGCTAAAAACCATGTGTTCTTTCGTCCTTTAAAAATTACTCCTTTTCTGCACTTTTCTTTTTGATCATCCCAGTACGCTATGTAATCTTTTGATCTGTATGGTGCAGTTGTAAATACTTTGTACTTGTTAAACAATCTAGCCTCTTTATTAAACAACAAAGAGGTTTCATCAAATTCATACTTGCCAGGTTCTTTAAATATTGACCAAAGAAACTCAACATAAAGCTCTCTTGTTTCAAACTGGGTTTGACTCCATTCTTCTTTGACAACGTCATATGTTGGTATCTCTATGTACATAATTATTCTTTAGGGTCTTCAACCATTACAGTAACAGTCCTGGCGTCACTAAAATTCCAAATAACTAACTTGACAACATATGTGTCTTCTCCTAAAACAATCCATTCACCTTTTCTAGGGACATTGGCCATCACTCTTGTGATAACAAAGCCATCAGAAACATGAATCACATTCACTATGTGATTATAAATTTCTCTTTTTTCCAACTCTTTGTGTAAGCTCATTTAGTTTTGTTTTATCACCTTTGGTTTTTATAATAATTTCTTGAATAGTTTTAATATCTTTTGCTTTTAGTATGGCATATTTTGGTTCTTCACCATTCCAATAAGCATGATAGTCTTCTCTATTAAAAGCACTCCACACATTGTTGTATGTGTTGTAGTGAAATATCCAGTTGTAAAGTTCGTCATTCATCATAATTCTCTGTTTAGCTCTGATCATACGCAAGGTGTTGGCCTCCTCGTACCTGACTCTTCTGCTCTTCCATGAGATCTTTGTACGCCCCTTTGAATGATAAACGTATCTGCTCAAACTTTGACGCAGCATTAACCAAAGAATTAATGTTGCCGTCCCTGCCGTGCTCAATGGTCGTTGTTTCCATATACTTTGCCAAGCGGTCAAGCATGTGCTTGATACCCATAAAAGCCCTGTATGTAGGCGTTTCATAAAGCTTCTTGCATAACTCAAGAGCTGCAAGGATTGCGTCATCTTCTGTTGAAAAGTTGACTTTAAGTTGCGAAATAATAAGTTCTTCTTTTTCATGTTCAGGGGTATCAAAAAATGGGTTCATGTCAGGATTAGGACATGACATGTAAAACAAGAATGCATACACATTCATATAGTCTTCTGGATATTCATCCATTATTCTTTTTAAAAAATTTAAAGTGTAACAATGTTCTGTTGGAACAATTACACCTGCTTGTAAGTCAAATAGTTTTACCATTAGTTTTTCTTTTTAAAAAATTTAGAAGGATTCTCTTTGTAATATGTCATTACTGAAAGCACCTCATCTTTTAAATATGGCATTTCATATGGAATA